GTTATATTCCAACAGATATTGACTTTCACCAATTGGGGTTAATCGTAAATCCAACAACAAGACAATCTAATCCGACTTATGCTAACGGAATAATTTACAGCACAACAACAAATATCGTTGTTGCTCCTGGCGCTGACGCTGGTTTTACTATGGATGAAGTTGTTTATCAAGGTTCATCTATCAATCCATCATTTACTGCAACTGTTTTAAGTTTTGATGTTGCTTCCAATCTAATTAAGCTAATAAATACATCTGGAACTCCAGTAGAAAATAGTCCAATATTTGGTTTGAATTCAAAAATCACAAGAACGTTACTGTCTTTTGACACTCCAAATTTTGCAATTCATTCAGGTCTTTTGTCGTACATTGAGAACAGAAGTGGTGTACAGAGAAGTGATGATGGCATCGAACAATTTAAATTTGTATTAGGTTACTAAGGGAAAAAAATGGCTTTAAATTTTAACGTTGATCCTTACTATGATGATTTCGATGATACGAAAAATTTTCATCGAATTCTATTCAAACCAGGTAAGGCTGTACAGGCCAGAGAATTAACACAGGCACAAACGATTCTACAGGATCAGATTACTAAGTTTGCCAATAATATATTCAAAGAAAATTCTCCAGTCACTGGCGGACAAATTACCACGAATTTTAATTGTTATTATATAAAATTACAAGCAACTTACAATAGTGTTACTATTGATATTGCAGATTTTGAAGGACTATTATTAACAAATACCTTTGGAACAGTTGTAGCAAGAGTTGTTGCAACAGCACCATCAACAGGCACAACGAGTGAAGGTGATCCTCCAACGTTAATTGTTGTATACAAATCAGGAACAAAGTTTTCAGATAATGAAGTTATCTTTGATGTAAATTCTAACAAAGCTTGTCAAGCAATTACAAATGGTGCCACAGGAGAATCTTCTGTGATTTCTATCGCTAAGGGTGTTTTCTATGTTCTTGGTAACTTTGTTCAAATTGAGCCAACAACAATCATATTAAGCAAGTATGACAGCACACCATCTAAAAGAGTTGGACTAGAAATTACCGAAACAATTTTTGACTATGCAAATGATGCATCATTATTGGATCCTGCTGTTGGTGCATCAAACTATCAAGCACCAGGTGCAGACAGATATGTAATCGCTTTGGCGTTAACAACTAAACCATTATATTTTGGTGACGACCAATTGTTTATTGAATTACTTCGTGTTGAAGATGGCAATGTTTTTAAAATGGTCGATGGTTCAGTTTATGCAGTTATTGATGACTATTTTGCAAAACGTGATTATGAAACAAATGGTGATTATATTGTAAGTGATTTCAGTATAACACCAAAAGTTGATCCTGATGATGAGGACAAGTATATAATGGGTGTTGGCAAAGGACTTGCATATGTACATGGATATCGTGTAGAGAATCCTTCACCTGTTAATTTATCAACAAGTCGCGCAAGAACAACTGCATCAAAATCAAATGATACAACAGTTATAAATTATGGTAGTTATTTTATCGTATCAAATGTTCATGGCGCAAACTCAAGAACCTTTGATGTAACATCAGCAAATACAGTGGATTTTCATTGCGTTTCAGTAAATGATGTACGCACGGCTAACGCAACAACTTATAATTCTACTTTGGTGTCTAGAGGTTACATTCGTGGATTGGATTATCAGAGCGCACCAACAGACAATGCAAATACACATATATTTAAAGCAATGGTATATGATTTACAGAATCAAACTTTAACTGGTACAATTGTTTCAGCAAATTCGATAGCTGTAGTTCTGCCAGCAACAAACGGAAAAACATCATCAATAGATAATGCATATGTTGGTGTTGACATTTCAATCACATCAGGAACAAATGCAGGTGAAACAAGAACAATTACATCATATGTCGGTTCTACAAGAACTGCAACTGTAAATAGGTCTTGGAGTGTAACACCAGATGCAACATCAACTTTTGTAATGAATTTCAATACGGCTGACGTGGAATCTATGTTACAGATTAATAACAGTGATTACACCATATATGGCACAGCAAAAATAGATGACACAGGAAAAGACAATGGACTACCTTTTGGTGATACAGTTCTTGTAAATCCAAATAAACCAGAATTATTATTTCCAATAGGTTTACCTTATGTTGCAAGCGTCACTGATGCATCATACACAACCTTCATTGAAATTAGAGGGGTTTCTTTTGGTGTAGCGGGCAGCACACTATCAGCCACACTATCATTGAGTGGAAGTTATTTGGGTGTTGTGAAACATATAGGCACAGAAAATACCACACTCAGCACGGATTTGGTCAGAGAAAACTTCACTATTGTTGTAACAAATGCTCAATCTAATTCAAAGTTTGCAGCTGGCGATATTGTTAATTGGTCTATATCACCCAGAACAGTTTCAATGAATGGTGACCTATCTGTTGCAACATTGCAAACCACAACTGCTGATTTAACTGCATTTACTGCAACAATTATATTTAAAGTTGATGTACCAGTTGCAACAAATTCAGGTTTAATTTTAAAAATTAAAAATTTAGTTACAGCAAATGCAAACACTATTGTAACTAATGGAACACAAGTTAACACCTATACCTATGTTGATGATGGTGTAACTTCTAGTGGCCAAATTTATATACAATCCGCAGGAGTTGTTTCTCCAGGAACAAAACAATCTTTATACCTATCCGATGTAAAACGAATCGTAAGAATTATTGATACTAAATCTTCAGGTACATTACCTTTAGTTGCAATGTATAACAATTCAACATATAATGTTACAAATAATTACATATTCGATAATGGCCAAAGAGATGGCTACTATGACCATGCTTCGATTACATTAAAACCTGGTGCACCTAAACCGGTAGGCAACTTGCTTGTCTATGTTGATTATTACAAACATTCCGGTGGTGATGGATATTTTAGTAAATCATCTTATACTGATTTTTCATCACCAGATGATTACAGAGAAATTCAAAATTACACAAGTAAAAATGGAACAACATACTCTTTGAGAGATTGTTTAGATTTTAGACCATCAAGACAAAATGCTCAATCAAATTTTGTTTTCCGTTACTCTAACCCATCAGATTCAAAATTTGGATTTTTATTGCCTGTAGATGCAACTAGTTTTATTTGTGACTACGAACATTATCTTGGCCGTAAAGATAAGTTGATTCTAACCAAAGATAGAAGTCTACAAATAATTGAGGGTTCTCCTTCAATTAATCCAATTCTACCTAATGAACCAGATGCTTCATTAACGATAGCCAACATTACACATAGTCCATATACTGGATATGTAACAACAGAAGCACCAATTGGTAAATTACCAGATTTGTCCGTAGAAAGAATACAACACCGCCGTTATACAATGGCTGATATTGCAGGACTCGACACAAGGATCAATCGTGTTGAATACTATACCTCTTTGAATGCTTTGGAACAAAATGCAACTTCACTGCAAATTTCGGATGCATATGGATTAAATAGATTCAAAAATGGTATCATGGTGGACGATTTCTCTGGATTTTCAGCTTCAGATTCTGGAATTACAGACTTCAATGCAAACATCAATAGAAGAACTAGACAATTGACTGCTGGCCAAATTGTTAACAATTTTCCATTGAAGAATTTAGCAATGGTGTATAACATGAATTCACCAACAGCTGCATCTATTTCTGCATTAAATTACAATGTTAGTAGAGATGGTTCGGTGAACTATTTCACACTACCATACACTACAACCAATATATTTTCGCAAAGATTGGCAAGTAGAACAACAAATGTGAACCCATTTAATACACCTTTTGCGAAAGGTACTTTAAAATTATCTCCAAACATGGACACTTGGGTTGATACAACATATTCTCCAGCTTTGTTAGTTGTAGATGCTGACCTACAAGTCTTTCAAAGAGGTGATGTAACAAACACATTGGCTTTTGGTGATTGGCAAACAGTTCCAGGAACATCAATAACAAGTCTACAATCACAACAATCTAGTCCATGGAACACTGTGTCTAGTACTACTGGTTGGACAGGCGGATCAACTGGGTTGCAAGAAACAACAATACAGAATTCCACACTTTCTTCAACTTATATCACAAAGTATAAAGAACAACAAAATAATTTACTTGGACCATACAATAAAATAGATAACACGTATTCATTGAATAATGGTTACATAAATGATATTAGTATTCTTCCTTGGATGAGAACACAACAAATTGTAGTTAAAGCTTCTGATATTTTGATTAAAACACAGTTGTATGCTTTCTTCGACAATATAAGTGTTGACAAATATACTCGTAAATTAAATATAATTGAAATTGGATCTGTAACAGGCACTTTCAAAGAAGGTGACATTGTTGGTTACTTTTCTTCTGGTACATTTACACCTACAGGCAAAATTGAAGGTGTATACAATTACACCGATACAACAAAAATACGTTTGTATGTTTCAAATGATTTTAAAACAACCACATACAATAATGG